GCTTGCTCTGCAGCTTGAGCATTTGCTTGTGCTTGAGCTTGAATCATCTGCTGTTGTTGCTGTTGATCTTGTTTTTGTTTTCTTTTTCTTCTTTGCTTTAAAACAGCGTTAGCTAATTGTAAATTATTAACTTCTCTAATATCGATAGCATCTTCTAAGAAAATTTGCCCAGATTGTAAAGCTACTTGAATATTTTGTTCTAATAATGCTTTTTCCTCTTCGTCTGGTTCTAGTTGTAAAAATATACCAAAATCATGTATATTAACTGAAGATAACTCATCTAAAGTTCCTACATTAAATTTAGATATACTAGATTCTAAAGCTTGTCTAGTTAAAGGAAATTGTAAACTATCAGCTACGCGAAGAGTTATATTCTCACACGCTCTTAAAGTAAGATATAAACTAGATTGTAATATATGACGTGTTGCAACGTTTGAATTTGCTGCAGCAATTTTTTGTAACCCAACTAGTGAATCTGAATCCGGTGTACTTGCATCTCTAGCTTCGTTTAACCCGGTTACATCTCTTATCATTTGTAAATAATATTGATAAGTTTGTATAAGACTCTGCATTTTAGCTCCACCATTAGAACTTGATAATTCTTGAATAGGAACTTTACCAGGGTTCATATCTCCATCTTGAGTCATAGATCTACCTACAATACTACCAGTTTGGAAATACATGTTTAAAGCTTCTTTTGGGTTGTAATTTGTGCCATTCCCTAGATCTACCTCTGCTAAACCATCCACATCTAAATATACCCCATCTGGTACCATTCTGGATAATACTTGTTGTAATTTTAAATGAGTCAATTGAATCATATCAGCAAAACCTGTTATCCTGCTTACTGTAGATTCTATACGTCCTTTATACATTCTAGGAGCACATATAGCATAATTCATATTTACTTTAGCTAAATTAGAAGTAGGTCTAGTCATGTTTTCAGACATCTTCCAGTCTAACATATTATCATGGCCAACTATTTTAGCTCCAGTGTATAATACTTCAATTGCTCTAGATACTCTTTGAAAGTTATCATTTTCTGGCGGTACAAAGGTATCAGGTTTTTCTAACGCTTTCTCTAACCCTGTAGAAGTTTCTTTTATTTTAAAAACTTGATCAACGTATGTCTTATATTCAAAAAATAAAACTTGGATGTTATTTTCATCATATCTACCATTCCATCCAATGCTATAATTAGAATTACCTGGGTATTTTTGTATTCTTTCTAATTCTTCATCAGATAAGTATGGGAATTGTTTTTTAACTTCTTGTAATGTTAAATTCTTAACTTCACCTACATACCATATATCTTCAAAATTAGGATCTTCTGTATATGAATATACCATACGAGCTGGATCTACATAATCCACCACCACTCCTTCAGCTCTATTCCACGTGGTTTTTACCGCCGCTATACCTAATACAGTTAAGTCATAATTTAACCTACGATTAATTAAATCATATTTATTTTTAGCTAGAATGTTGTTAATAACTTCTTCTTCTGCTACTTCTATGGATTGTTTATAATCCAACTGCATATGTACTTCTAATTCACTAGTATCTTGAGGAGCTTTTTCTCTATCTTTATATGAAAATAAATCTAATCCTAAAGTTTCTTGAACTTTATTAAGATATTGCTCAGCGTTTATGTCTCTTAATAATCCTTCGGCATATTTAGTTCTTTTAAACACAGATTCAGGATCTTGAGCATATGCATTTATTTCATAATTTCTAGAAGAAATACCATTTACTAATATATCTACAAATTTAGGTATAATAGGAACCGGTTTCCAATCTAAATTTAAATAAGATAAATCACCATTGATAGATAATTCATTTTTATATTTTTGAATTGATTGTTCCCCTCTCGCATATAATCTTCTATTATGAAAATTATTATAATAAGTGGAAAATCTATTATTAGTCCGACCAGCAGAGAACCATTCTCCCTCAATAGCTCTACCTACTTGTAGTCCATATTCATAAGTTTCTTTCTCAGCTTGAGGTACTACCTGGTCTGGAAATGAACTATTACCATTAGTGTAAATCATGTATATTATTTATTTTAGACGTCGATCCCGTGTTATCATATGTAGATATTCCTAAATCTATTTTTTTCTTTGTTCTAGTTGCTGTTGGTCTATACTTATTCTTATTACAAGCCATAATTGCTAAACCTGAACTTATTGTAGCATCATGCTTAGTTCTATTATTTATATTGAATTTTGCCCAATCTTCTAATGTTCTTTGAAAGTACATATCTCCACACTCTTCTCCTCTAAAACCAACATAATCTTCTATATAACTCTCGATTGCAGCTGCATGTGCTTGTTTTATATCTTCACTTGAATTCGGTATTCCCCCTATTTCTTTTTCTGTAGTGGAAAGTTTATTCCATGTTTTATCAGGTCTACTTATAGAAAATCCTCTATAACCTCTCCGCTTTAAATAATATAAAAGTCTAGGTTTATTATTTTCACAAAGTATAGGCATGCCGTAAAATACTAATGCCATAAGTACATCTTCAAAAAATATTTCTGCTGTTTGAGGACGTGCAATATATTCTAAGAAAAAGTGATAAGGTAAAACATTTTCCATAGAAAACTTAGTTAATCCATGAAGTGATCCATTAGACCCTTTACCGTCGACAGTGCCACTAATATCATAAGAATCACAACCAAATGCTCCGATATGATCGTTTCCAGGGTGTTTAATTCCATTTTTTATAATCACATTGTTTTGGATATTTTTATCAGGAACCCAACTAATTCTAAATCTACCATCTTTTTTAGGATGAAATATAACTTTAGTATCTTTTATTCCTCTTTCCCATTGAAACGTTCCAGTTGTAACGTTAACTTTATTATTTAACTCTTCATTATAATCTATCTGTTCGTAGATTTTTACTAAATTAAATAAACTTTGTTTAGTTTCATCTCTAAAAGCGTGTTGTTCAGTACGGGGAAATTGTCTGTAATATTCGTTTAAACTATCTTGATCAGATTTTAATCCTTCGACTTCGTTTTCCCAGTGTTCGATGACTCCGATTGTAATTGGGAGACCATCGACTGCAATCGTTCTATCTTTTGGCGTAATGAAGACAGGTGATCCAAAAGAATCCATGAATCCTTCGTAATTCCATTCCATAGGGATGAATAAAGAATAGAGTCCCGAACTTGTTTGTCCGTTTCTATTTCTTTGAGTAACGTCTGAATTGTAGTATAATTTTTTGAAGTTGTCTCCACCTTTATCTAATGCGTTTGAAGTTGAGCCCATCATACACTTACCTACGATCCTTCTTCCTAGTCGCAATGTAGTTTTTGTAACTCGCCAGTTGTTTAATATATTATCAGGTCTTTCCCACTTACCACTTTCATCATGGGCTAATATTTTTAATTTCTCACCATCGTAAGAGTTATCCCCTGTATTTTTCCAATCAATTGTAGTATCTAATCCTTGAAGTTCTTTAAGCTGTTCGTTCGTCTCCAGTTTTCTACGTGTAAGTTTAGATGCCGGAACTCTGTATGCCAGTTCGGTTTTAGGACGATCCATACCATCTTGGATCGGCTTGAAGAAAAACGGATAGTTAATCGAGATTGGTACAACTTTATCTGTGAACATCTTTTTAGCATCTGCTCCACTTTTTGAGAGAATACCATATCTTGCATCACTTGAGATTGTTGCTTGATTAACAAGTTCTGCTGATGACATAAAGGAGAAACCAGACCGTCTGTTCTTAAGATAGCACATTCCATAACACCTGGTATCTGCTTTACAAGCTTCCCAGAATATAAAGAAGAGTCTATTTGCTTCTCTATATTCAGGTGATCCGATATCGATCTTTGACCATTGCAAGTACATGTAATGAGTACCAGTAATATAAGTAGGATTACCGTTATTAAAAAACCAATAACCCTCGTCTCGTTTTTTGAATTCATTGTCAATATAGTCGTACCACTTTTCTTTAAAATCATTTGGATATTCCTCCCAATCAAATCTACTCTTTATTCTACTTAATTCTTTTGGGTATTCTTGTTTTTCCCAGTATTGTTTCTCTTTAACTTCACTTCGTTTAAAACATTCGTCTTCTGCCGGTAATGCAATACGTAGGTTTTGAATCTCAATGATTTGTCCAATCTTACCAGTTTTACTAATTACTATAAAGTCATAATCTGGATTATAACCATACTCCCATTTCTTAAATCTATTTTGCTTCTTAAGTATCTTAGGGTTTACAACATCTTTTACTTCTTTCCAAAGTGTTTGCTCGTAACTCACTTACTCCTCCCTTCGGCAAAACCTCTAAAAGATCTTTCTTCTTTTTTATCTTCTTTTTTAGGTTTATCCTCTAATAGTTCTTTCTCAGTTTCTATTCTTGTGAGGATTTCAAAAGCATCAAATATAGCTAACTTTTTAGTTGCAGCTGCATTTTTTAATCTATCTGCTGAAACATCATCTCCAGAATCTACAATAGGTTCTTTTGCTACTTTAATTAATTCCTCAACAGCTCTTTGCCCAGCTTGGATTATATTTAACTTTGTCTTCTTGGTATTCATGTGTCAAGGCTATATCATTAGATTTCATACAATACAAACGATCACTATCTATTATAAATTCAAATTCAGAATTTGGAGTGAAAGTTATAAGTGCTCCAGGGGTTATTCCTTTGGCTTCTAAGGAGCTATTGCCATATTTTAGTATTCCAAGATTAGATTGTTCTTTAAACGTACTAAAGTCATCAGTAGATAATATAGGGTGGACGAAACAATAGTTTAAATTAGAAATCCATTCATTGTTTTTCTTATATAAATATATCTGTTCCATATCACAAAAGAATAAATCATCTTTAAAAAAAGAAGCACTATTCTTTTCTTTACCTTTCATATCGTAGAATCTACGAAATACATTGTGATGAATAATTATTTCATCACCAGGTCGGATACCAGTTTTAAAATATTCAGGGACAACTTCTACAATTGCTCTTTTACTAACAGATTGGAATGTTTCTATTCTTGTGTTAGTAATTAATTCTTTATCCCCTACTTTTATTTTATTATCGTATCTCTCTTCTTTAGGTTTAACTAAAAACCTATATATAGTTTTCATTAGTATTCAAGATCATATTCAACTGAAACTGCCATATTAGAATTGAACTTTTTCCAAGGAAGAACTTCATCATTCTTTTTTATGTATATATTATACGAATTATCTTGTTCATTGTGTAATATATTACATATAGTATGACCACCATACACTTGCTGGCTTACAGCATAATGCATTGCTTCGTTTTTATAATCTGCACCAATACTAATTTTTCTTATTACACTAGACATGACTAACAGCTGGTTCTCCCTCTTCTTTTGTTATTTCAGTATAGGTACCGTCTTCTAAATTAATGTTTACTGCACCATATTCTTTTTCTAACTCAGTTTTAACTTCTTCTATATCTGTGTTAATTTCAGCAACTTGATGTAACAAAGCGTGTTTTCTTGTCTCTAATACCCCTATTTCATTTATTACTTGCGATAAATTATTTTGTTGCTCTTGAATTGTAGACAATTGCTCGTCTGTGATTTTGTTTTCCATTTAATTAAATTTGATTGTTTTATTTATTTACTCAGTTGGGGGATTTGGATCCGACCAAGCTGGAGTTGCCATCAACGCTAACGCTTCTTCATGATTCAATGTCTCAACCGGAGTTAATGAACCATTAGTGATAAAACTAGGTTCAACTTGGTAAGACAGTAAACCTTGC